TGTTGCCATATCGATTATAGAATAAGAACCTGAGCCGTGTGGTATAAAACTACCACTAACAGATTGAACTGATGTCGTGAAACTTTTTTGTATGTATCTTTTTCTAGCACCAAATCTAAACTTTACAGTTTCGTTTTCTTTATATGCTTCCCTAAAGTGTATTGGATATAAATAATTTTCAGCAGTACCACCGACATCTAAAGCAGTTAAACTACCTGTATTACTACCAGTTGCTGGTAGATGGTCATCCCATTTTAATTCTATCTTTGGAGAGTAGATTGTATTGGTTTGTCTTGAGAAAAATTTAAGGTCTTCAAAACTACCAGTTGATGTTTCTCTACTACCAGAGAATCTTAGTAACATTCCATAATTAGTATTTGTTCCACCAAACCATTTATTTGCCAAAGAAGTTATATCCATATTAATATCTGGTGATTCAGCTGAAAAGGATTGTGATACTTCATCCCCAACAATATAAGTTCCACCGGCAGTTGTCCAAGTTAATTCGGAAGCACCGTCTCTATTCTTTCTATATTTCCAACTAGCCCCATCAGTAGTTTTTGGATCATCAACTTCTTTACCAACACCCTCGTCCCATTCTTGACTCAAAGGATAAGCAGCAATTTTGTATTCTTCACTTAATCCACTTGTTCCTTCCGTTTCATAAAGTCTTAAATTTAATTTATAAGTGCTTGGTAAGACTGATGAACTAATGTAACCCTCTATTTCATCAGCATCAAATTGAAGTAATACACGAGTTGGATAATGAAATGTTCTATCAAAGAATACTTTTTTTAATTCAAGAACTTCGTCTTGTCCTGTATTCTTATCAGTAAAATTTTCGCCTGTAGTAGGATTAGAACCACTACTAATAAAAGCATCTTTGGTCGTAAAAAAATAATTATGCATTATACCACCTTCCCATATATATCTTGGTTAGGATTTCTTAACTCAAATACAGCAGGTGTTACTGATGGTCTTATTAATGAGTGTATCTTTTCATTTGTTCCTGTATCAGCATTGTCAAAGTTATATTTAAATCCATAATTAATATCTGTTCCAATAACTTCACCATCACCCTTATAGTAATAAAGTTTTCTACCACTTGCATATTTATCAGTACCATCTTGGAATAATTTCAACTCTTTTATCCCAATCACACCTTCTAATCCTAAAATATTATATTGTAAATCACTTATATTAATTGATTGTCTAAATTGCATCTTTTCTACTCTAAAGAAATCTTTTATCACATCAATGACTTTTAATTTTACTTCCGTTGGATTTGACCTTCTATCATAATTAACAATAAAATGAACTCCAAAATTTATTTTATATCCAGAAAATAAGATATCGTTAAGAGTAAAACCAAAACCAATTTGGTCATTTATCATTCTATACTGATTTATATAAGTTCCTATATTTTGTAATACAAGGTCAGGTGTTTGTACAAGTTGTTTATTTTGATTATAAGAAAGAGTAGAAGCTAAAAGTGCACCACCATCTAATCTCTCCACATAACATTTAGCTATACTACCAAATTTTTGTGGTAAACTTAATATCCTTGATGTATAATCTTCTTTGGTAACACACCTCATTTGAGAAGCAAAAAATGAACCAGCATTATTTCTTATCTCTTCTACAGTTTGACCTTCAGTTCCACCAACTCCTGGCTCATCATTTGTAACAGTTATCGACACACCTGCTGGAGTATTATTAACAGTAGTAAGTTCTCCAGATTGAATATTAGAAGAAGCGCCGCCACCAACTCTATAGATAAAAGTTAATGATGTGTTAGATGGAGTCTCTCCCAAATTTGGATTATTTCCAACTACAACTCCTATAGCACTTGGCACATCTGCTAGATTAGTTCCATTGATTGTTACACCAGCTTGTTCTACAGGATCAACATTAGAACCAGAATTACTAAATCTAAATAATCCATTTCCAAACTGAACTTTATAAGTTTGTGAATCTTCGTCAAACTTAGTTGTAAACTTTTTAGTAGACTTTATATACTGAGCAACATATGGTACTGGTATTGGAGATATATCATCGGAAGTATCTCCTTGGTCATACGCACTTGCTCTTGTAGTATCATTAGTATAGTGAGTCTGTTTTAAAATTTTATCTTGTGCTAAATAATCTACTTCATGCCAAGTTTGTCCAGAACCATCTGTACAACTTAAAATTTCAATTACATTATCCTCATTTAAATCTAATTCTAAAAATTTAGTTGGAGTAGTTATGTTAAATATCTTAGTTTTTGTTTTACCAGAAACAGCACGAGCATATCGTGTTAAGGTGTATGAACTAGCTTCCCCATTCGAATCTAATGTAGGATCACTTACCATAGGATCACCAGAACCACTTGATGTGAAATCTATTTCTCCAGTTGTTTCAAAAAGTATTTCGGAATCTATATTTGAAGCAATTTGTAATCCACTATCTATTGAAGATGGAGCTTCTCCATATACTGGTTCACCAGTTGTACTATCAGCACTAATCGTTGTAGTTACCTTTAGTTTAACAACCGATGGTGTTTTGTTTGGAGTTTTATATCCAAGAAATTCGGAAAGTCTACGGATGTTTCTCTTTTCTGTTGCTGTTGCTAAAAGATTTTCTTTGTAATTATAATCAATATAATAAGAAAGAACATCACCTACATAACTTGATAGTTCTATTAACATCATACCAGGTGATGTTTCATTGAAATCTTTATATGTATCAGGAAAGTAAGACTTTGTATATTCTATCAAATCAGATTTTATTGTACTAAAATCTTTACTTGTATATTGAACATTCGTTGGTTTTAATTTTTGTTTTTCTGTGTATGCCATTATTATACTCCATTACTTGTCGTGCTTCCAGCACCTACACCATCAAATGTAACTTGAACACTTTCTAAACTATTTGGTGCTCTTCTTATACTAAAATCTATATTAATGTTTACTTGATTTAAATTGTCTCTACGTTCTATAAGAATATCTTTCAAATCTACAAAAGGAAGCCATTTACTAAATACATCAACTATATTATTTTCTATTTGTATAGTTATGTCTTCAGTTAATGGTTCAAAGATAAGTGACCTTAAATTCATTCCCAAGCCTGGTTGAAATACCCTCTCCCCTTGATGAGTCTGTAAAAGAAGTCTTATATTATTCTTTATCGATTCTACGGTTGTCTTTGTAGATTTAAAATACCCATCACCACCACCGACTCTACCAAATGGAAAGTCTATTCCTACAGAGACTCTTTTATCTTGGTCTTCTACAAATCTATCTTTTCTTCTGTCGAGTATTGCCATTAACCTAATCCCTTAACTTTCTTAACTACTACTTTAGATTTATTTACACCCTTTGGTACTTTACCATCCATCACCTTATTCGAAGTTTCACTTATCTGAACTATACCTTTTACAGGCGCTGTATTCGCACCCGTTTGAGCAGCTGGACTTCCAGCAGTAGAGACATTAATCTGACCAGATAATATATTATATGGTGCTTCTAACTCTGTAATTTTCAGTTCTTGTGCTTCCATAAATTTAACCATAGCATCTTCTAAAGCTTGAGCTAGTGTATCTATATTATCAGAATCACCACCGACACTATCTATGAAAGCATTTTTAATATCTGTTTTAAGTCCCACTTCTAAACTTCGCCTTTTCGTCTACAGCTTTCATAACCGAAGAATAATCCTTCGTGAATGCTTCTGTTAAATGTTCTGGTAATCCTTGGGTATCATCTGTAACAGATTTTGTTTCTGCTTCTTTATCGATGTTTTTCCAAGTACCCTCTTGAGCAGTTTCATTTAAGATATCATTAAGAATCGAATCTTTCGTAAGTGGAGCTGCTTGACCATTCGCCTTGGCTGCTGGAACAGGAACTTTTTTCGTAGGAGATGAGTCAAGTTGTGACTCTGTATCTTCTACTATAACATCAGATCTATTACTAACTAACACTTCATCTAACTTTTTTTCAAGTACAGTAAATTTATAATCTAACTCTTCTCTTATAATATCTCTTATTAACTTCTTAAAACTATTAA